GTGGTTCCATCCTCCTCAACTCCTTTTACAGTCATAACATTAATGTTTGAACCAGCACCTAATAACAAATCAGCAGATGATACCACAGTAGTTGCATCGGTTCCAGGCATTTGTTTGTAAAAGTGGTATCCAGAATTATTAATCAATGTATCAAATATAATAGTTTCCTTTGTAACACTCGCCATTTGTTATTTTAATTTAATAAACAAATTATAATAACACACTTTTTAAAATAAAAAAATAAATATAATAAAGCAATTTGTTAGTTGGTTTTTTTCTTTTTTGAAACAATATATATATCTTTTTTTTTATTACACACAATACCTGTATACGATAGCTTCACCAGCACTAGGACTATTTCGTGATACCATAACCACTTCTCCAGATTTAACATCCAAGTATCTTGCCATAGGGTCGGTTCGTAAAATAATAGGTAACTGATTCTTCTTCAATTGGTATATATCTAAGATTTTATTAACTTCATCAACACTATTCACTATTTCATGTTTTGGTACGAGTACATGTTTTGAAATATTATATTGTAATTCCTTCAACATAAATATTTCAATAGTCACATTGTTTTGTTCCTTCAAATTTTTAATATTTAAATTATTAATTTTTTCTTTGAATATAATCAATATGTGAGAATCGTCTTCAAAATATTTCTTCAAATCGTTTATTTTGAATTTGGGATTGTTATAATATACAACTTTGAATTCATCATTTACTGTTACGGAAAATATCTTGGACGTTTTAGCCATTATGTTCAATTCAACATCAGATATGGATTCTAGATTTTCAATAGAGATTCCTCGGTCTACAAGCATTTCCTTAACAGTGCTGAAAGATTTTACAATTTCATTCATCTTTTTCTTGTTTATTAAATTAATATAAAAAAGAATGTTAAATAGTATTCAATTTTTTAATTTTTTATTAAATATTAAGTATTTTATATTCATTTTTCTTTTTCTCATTCTTCAATCTTACCATCGACATCTTCAACTACCTTAATTTTCATCTTAATACCCTTCCAAATTTTTAAACCCTTATAAGTAACTAACTTACCGTAGCGTTTCTCCATAGCCTCTTGGAAAGTAGATTTCTTTGTATTCTTTTGAATGTTGTCTACAGCACAATGTTCCTTAAACTTTTCGAACAGATTCCCAATATCAACTACCGAATCCGAATCTTGTTCTATATATTCTTCACAAAACTCTGCAAACACGTCGTTCTTTCTTTGATACTCATTTGTATATTCCATAATCTCCTTTGGTTCAGTAATTTTACCCACCTTTTTATACTTCTTATATTGTTGGAGTAACATCACCATAAACGTTTCTTTCCAAAGTTCAAACTTATATCCTAACTCTCTATCTATCTTAAATTCGGTTTCTACATTTGGGTTCGGTGTGTCCACAAACTTTGACGTGTACTCCACCCTTCTCACACGACGCCATGTACCACCATCATCAGGTGGGATGGATGGCATGTGATTACAAGTGAGAATCATCTTAAACATTGGCTTGTATCGAATCGGTTCTTTAAACAAACATCTGCATTGGATTTGATCCCCTCCCGTAAGTTCCTTCATCAAACCAACATTAATTCGTTCGTTCTCTTCCGGTTCTTGAAGAATGGCGAAACGCTTCCCTTTCGCAATCGCAAGTTCGCTATTTGTGGAGTTGGATGAAACGCGTTTTTGTGTAAGTAACGACACATTGAATATACAGGCGTACTCCCCTATGGTATACTGGAATAGTTCTACAATTTTTGATTTTCCGTTACTGTTCCTTGTTACAGTGAAATCGTACATCAAATATCTATGATTACCATCAACTTGAACACCATAATATTTATCAAATGAATCTTTCTCAATTGTAAATCTTACAGCCAGATTATCAAAATATCGGTTAGTTTTATTCGCTTTTTTCCTTTCAATGATACAAGGAATTTCATGAATATTTTCACCATAAATGTTACATCTAAAATATGTACCAATTACTCCGTTATTACAGCATTCCTTCTTAATCTTATGCTTATAAGCAGAAAATCCTAAGCTTCTTGCTAAAAATACACAATCGTCAAACAACTTTTCACTTTTAAGAGTCAACTCGTATTGATTTACATTCGTATCTTTGTTATATTGATAAGAACCGTCACTATCAAGTATTCCTGCTAACATTTGAAGTCGCACCTCTTTAGAATTCAATTTATAGTCATCTGGAATATGTTTGTTGTTTACCAAGTTGTATTTTATCAATCCTTTCGTAAAATTATTTTTTTCCATGTTGTTTTTTATAGTGCTAATCGACATTACTTTTGCATTTTCTTTATCTGATTTACACTCTGTCATTTTGCAATCAATTTCTGGTAATTTATTTTCAAAATATTCAAGTACTTCATAATCTGCTGTTATGAAAAGACTTCCTTGACTGTAACCATCACCCAACCAATATCCAATCATGTAGGGATCCAAAGATACCTCCTTATCTTCGAATTCTACAAACGATGGTCTATATAATGATAAATTATAGTTTTTCATGTTAAACTCAATGTAATATTTTACTTGAATATCAACAATATCATTGATATTCAAAGTATCTTTTTCTTTTTCTATCATATCCAAATGTTGTTGTGCAAGATTTAGAGTTTTGTAGCTTTTTTCATATTTCTTTATCATATCCCCGTCAATTTCATCTCTTGATAGTAACTTAATATACCTTACAAGATAAGTAGTGTGTCGTGTTGTAATTTTCGGAGCACATACTCTTGTTACTTTGAGACTTAATTTATGATCACCATTTACGATAAATGGTTCACCTCTGTTAGGAATGATTTTATACATGTCGCTTTCACCTCTCCATAATTTTTCAACCTTCCTTTTCGTATTATCATCTCCCATTAATACATCATTAACACAAACATCTTGAACTTTTTTATATTTTCCATTATACATCATTATCTTTGTATCATATGAATGACATCCTGATCCCGTCCAAATATGAAACTTCTCATCCCTATTAGAACCATCCAGAATACTTGCGAACAGTGTCCACACATACTCACGCACGTTGTCATTCACAAGCACTTTCTTCATAAAGAACTCAATATCTTCGAGATAAGGATTGTCCACATCATATTCAATATAGTTAATCCCTGTAGAGAGTGAAATGTAATCTTCGGGTCTACCTTCCCTGAATTCGTCATTATCCAAATCATATACTCCGTTCTCAAATCCCAACAACTTAGGATTGGAATCCAACTTGTCTTCAAATTTAGGTTCATAGAACAATCCAGAACACTCTTTATACATTTTATCCTTCACAAAACTAGTATTCTTGAACTTTTTGGCAATTTTATTTAAACTTTCGATATTCTTAGCACAAACGTCTTTCTCCCTCTCACATGTTGTTTGTAATGCTTTATTACTTTCTACCCCAATCAATTTCATATACTCATTGAATAACTTTGTAGGAATTTCAATGTAGAACAAGGTGTATCCTCGCTCTTTTTCTCTCCACCCATGATTCTCGTACTCGTACCAAGTATGATGCTTATGAGAAGCACACCTAAACCTATGACGAAACATTTTACAAATGACTAAAGCGATATCATAATCTGTAAGAGTCAAACTTTTGTAAATCAAGCCCGATAAATCCTCACTGATAATAAGACCATATTGAACCGGATTGTCCGTTTTAGCCCACATATGAAGCGTTCCAATTCCCAAACCACCCTCCTTCATTCTGAACCACAACAAATCACAACACCCTCTAACATACTTTTCAGACTGTTTGCTAAACTCATCCCACTCGTTCAACAACTCAATATGAATATTCCTTAAACACCAACCCAACCGAATCCAATCAGCGTAATTGTCACCACGCTTCTTTGCCAATATTTTAATTAACTTTTTAACCAAAGTGAGTTCTTCACAACTAGGTCTAAAGTTAGTTTCGTTGGTTTGAATAATTTTATTGTAAATTTGTTTCTTCTGATCTTTTTTGTATTCAGCTTGCTTCAATATCTTGTCAATCTTATTCACCTCACTTTTTAACTCTTGTTTTACAGTATTTTCAATAAACTTGTTCCTAATTGATAATATTTCAACATAATCGGAATCTTCTTCAAGAATATCATTTTCTGTGATTACTTGTTCAGAAACACTCCAATGATGAGTTACACGGTATGCCTCGGTAGCTGGCTTTTTAGACCCATACATCTGCCAATTATTCTTTTCAATCACTTGTTCATCAAACACATCTTCAATGGTATTCGTAATAGGCATTTCTTCCAACACTTTGCCAAATGGTTCAAGTAAATTTGTTCGTACCACATATTGGACGGATGGACGCGTTACGATATTTGTAATCACAATATGGATACCGTCTTTCACCAAGTTTTTCTTTTCAATAGGTAAAGGGGATTCTTTTTCCATGATATACACTTCCACTTTTTCAGGTACTTCAACATACTTTGTAATTTCTTCAATATACATAGTTACCACTTTTTCAATCATTTGAATTGTGTATTTTCGTTCAATCACATCAAGTGGAAATCTGAAATCAAAATCGATCAATACAGGTGATATGTCACTGTGTTTTTCAGTCAAATACAGATTTCCACCACTTTTCATGGAATTTTTGTATAAATCATAAAACGACTTCGTATCTTCACTTTTAATATAAAACGAACCTGCTGGTTCAGTTATACTTGTATGAGTGAAAGCAGAGTCTTTAAGACTTTTCATAACATTAAGAAAATCAATCAATTTGCGTTTTTGTTGAAAGTCTGCCATAATATAATTATATATGTGAAATAATTTTAATATAAATTTTATATTTTATATTCAATTTAATATTTGGGGGGTGGGGAATATATTATATATCAATTTTTAAAATCTTAAATATTAATAAATTGATATGCAGTGTTCCCCGTATAATAACACGTTTTTGTTGAAACACAAAACATGTTTTACAATGGACCAGTTAAAAACGATTGCGTCTTCCATCGGATTAAAACATTCTTCTTTCAAAACCAAACAACCTCTTTGGGTTAAAATTAACGAGAAGATGTTGAAACTAGATTGTAAAGATAGTGACGAACATTGTTGGTTAGACGTCACAAACAACAACTTGAATTCACATGTTCCAAAACGCCCCAAGTCATGGTCTTCGAATCCGTATCAATGGTTGTCTAACATCGATATATTAAATGTACTCATTCAATATGAAAAAAAATACAAAAGTTTCAAATTCTTTGGTGTATTCCCAATCGATTTTAACGAAAAGTATGGTAGCGATCAGTGTATATCGAAAGAGATTTGTAATATTAAATTATCCAAATTAAAGAATTATACGACATTTGCGTGCGTTTTTAATTTAGATAAACATAACCAATCCGGATCCCATTGGGTTGCTGTATTCTTTGATACTAACAAAAACCATACAAATTATGGGTTTTACTATTTTGATTCAAATTCTCAACCTATTCCGAAAGAAATTTTGGATTTTGGGGAATCTATTAAGAAGCAAGTAAACGATAAAGATTTCATCATTCACCAAAATAAAGTACAAAAACAATTCAACAACACCGAATGTGGTATGTTTTGTATACACTTCATTGTAAATTCTTTAAAAAAAAGAAAATTTGAAGACTTAATGAATGATAAATATTACGACGAAGACGTCCATAAATTGAGAAAAATACTGTTTCGTTGAAAATTTTTTTTTATTTTTAATTTATTTTTAATTTATTCT